TTATCAGGATCATATCTAAACAAGAATAAATTTCTTGATGCCATTCTAAGAGCAAAAGGCCTAACAGAAGAACAAATGCAAGACACATGGTCATCTATTATTGCTAATGATGGTTCATGCCAACACTTATCTATTTTAGATGATATACAAAAAGATGTGTTTAAAACTGGAATGGAAATCGACCAACGCTGGGTGATTGAACACGCAGCTGACCGTCAGCAATACATTGACCAAGCACAATCATTAAATTTATTCTTTAGACCTGATGTTCATGTTAAATATCTACACGCCTGTCATTTCTTGGCATGGAAAAAAGGTTTGAAAACTTTATACTATTGCCGTTCAGAGAAGTTAGCGAAGGCTGATAAAGTATCTAAACGAATTGAAAGAGAAGTTATCAAAGAATTAGATATGACTGCTATTGCACAAGGTAATGAGTGTTTGGCGTGTGAGGGTTAAATGGCCTACTCAGATAAAGTATTAGACCATTACGAAAATCCACGCAATGTGGGTAAAATGGACTCAACTGATGAAACCGTTGGCACAGGCATGGTAGGAGCTCCTGCCTGCGGTGATGTAATGAAACTCCAAATCAAAGTGCAGGATGGAATAATTACAGATGCAAAATTTAAGACATATGGGTGCGGATCGGCTATCGCTAGCTCAAGCCTTGTTACCGAGTGGGTCAAAGGCAAAACACTTGAGCAAGCAGGATCAATTAAGAACTCTCAGATTGCGGAAGAACTTTCTCTACCACCAGTCAAAATCCACTGCTCAATACTTGCTGAAGATGCAATTAAAGCAGCAATAAAAGATTACGAACTTAAATGTTCATGTAAGGAATAAAAATGGTTAATGTAACGGATAAAGCTTTTAATAAAATTAGAGATTTAATTGTTGAAGAAAAAGACAATGATAATTTGGCATTAAGAATGTCAGTAAGAGGCGGAGGATGTTCAGGTTTTCAATATGAATTTACCTTTGATGACAAACAAGAAGAAGATGATTTTGTAATTGAAAAAGATTCCATTAAAGTGTTTGTTGATTCAATGTCAGCACAATATTTAATGGGAGCTACTTTAGATTATAAAGATGAAAAATTCAATTCACAATTTACTATAACTAATCCGGAAGTTAAATCAACTTGTGGTTGTGGTTCATCAGTAGGATTTTAATGGCATTTATTGTTGCAAATTTACCACCAGTTAAATGTTTTGTTCGTAAAGAGTTTCTCTATGATTTTGAAAAAGGTCATGGTGAACTAGAGCCTTGTTGGTGGGTAAGTATCAAATCGTTACGAGGCCAAGCGTTTCGCATCGAGGCCTATCTCAATGAATATGGTGCATTGTATGACAAACTACCACTACACGCATTTTGTTGGAAACCAATTAAAGGTAATCCTCAACCACTAGATAGTTTACAGTTATGGGATTGTTTATCATATGATATTACTGTTCTAAAGAAAGCACAGTTACAATCCATGAAATGTAAGTTTAAGTTGAAAAATGGAGATTGGATGTATGGGGTATACCTTTTCACAGTTGATAGTGCCCATCCTGATTTTAATACTCTTGATACTGGCTTTTCCGAAGATGTTGAGGATCACAAGTCTTATAATTTTGTTATGTGTGATAACGGGCAGTTTGCTGCTCAACCAAATAATAGGTTGATTATATTAGAACCAAGTAGTAACCCAAAAGAATTAAAGATGCCAGATTTTAAAGTAGCAACTAAGAGATGGTCAGTAGAAACCGAGGCCAAATGGGCACTAGGAAACACCAACACAGTAATGTATGAGAGAAAAGATGATTAAGAAAACAGAAAGTAAATTAACAGATACACGCAACAGTTTTAAACCGTTCAATTATCCATGGGCATATGAGGCATGGTTGAAGCATGAGCAATCACATTGGTTACACACAGAAGTGCCAATGCTTGAAGATGTAAAGGATTGGAAAAAGAAACTCACACCAGCTGAGAAACACTTTTTAACCAATATTTTCCGTTTCTTCACACAAGGCGACATTGATGTGGCAGGTGGTTATGTAAAGAACTATCTGCCATATTTTCCACAACCAGAAGTGCGTATGATGCTGATGGGCTTTGCAGCTCGTGAAGCATTACATATTGCGGCATATTCACACCTGATTGAAACATTGGGTCTGCCTGACACAACCTATAATGATTTTATGGAGTATCAGGAGATGAAAGACAAGCATGATTATGTGCTTGATATTTCAGATAAGAATGGCACCAAAGAAAACACAGCACGACATATTGCAGTATTTTCAGCCTTTACAGAAGGTATGCAGTTGTTTAGCTCATTCATTATGTTACTAAACTTTCCACGCCAAGGTAAAATGAAAGGCATGGGTCAAATCATTACATGGTCAATCGTTGATGAAACAATGCACGCTGAGTCCATGATGAAACTATTTAAGACCTATGTGCATGAGAACACCGAAATATGGAATGATGAATTAAAACAATCTATCTATGCCATTGCAGAAAAAATGGTTGAATTAGAAGATAAATTCATTGACCTTGCTTTTAGTATGGGTGAAATGGAAGGTCTAACACCTGCTGATGTTAAACAATATATTCGTTATATTGCTGACCGCAGATTAATTGGCCTAGGCATGAAAGGCATTTTCAAAGTCAAACGCAATCCATTGCCATGGGTTGAAGAAATGATTAATGCTCCAACACACACTAACTTTTTTGAAAACCGTTCAACAGATTATTCTAAGGGTGCATTAAGTGGTACATGGGACGATGTTTGGGGTAAAGCCGCCTAATGTTAATTCTCTACACATTGGTGATGACCTACATCACCATTCTTTGTGTTACAATGTATCTTCATCGCAGTCAAGCACATCGAGCAGTAACATTTAATCCTGTATTAGAACATCTCATACGATTTTGGCTATGGCTTACAACAGGCATGGTCACCAAGCAATGGGTTGCTATACACCGTAAACACCATCAGATGACCGACCAAAAAGGTGACCCACACTCACCAAAAATATTTGGCATTTGGCGTGTATTATTTGGTGGTGCATTTCTATATCACGAAGCATCAAAAGATAAATTAATGGTTGAAGCATACGGCAAAGGAACACCTGACGATTGGATTGAGAAGAATATATATAGCAAACATTCTCGTCTAGGAATTACTTTGTTATTACTAATAAATTTACTTTGTTTTTCTTGGTGGGGTTTACTTGTATGGGGTATTCAAATGATATGGATCCCATTTTGGGCTGCAGGTGTGGTCAATGGTATTGGCCATTATTGGGGTTATCGTAATACAGAAACAAACGACACATCTAAAAACATTATACCAATTGGTTTAATTATTGGTGGTGAAGAACTACATAACAACCATCATAATAAACCAGCAAGTGCAAAACTATCCAAGAAATGGTTTGAATTTGACATGGGTTGGTTTTGGATTAAAACACTAAGTTATTTGAAATTAGCAAAAATTAATAGGAAATAAAATGAAAAAATTATTACTTGTATTATTAGCAATGCCGTTGTTAGCATTTGCACAAAAAACTCCAAAGGGAGTTACATACGATGCACAGATTGTCCGTGTAAGTGATGGTGATACAATTGTTATCTCAGCACCATTTTTGCCTGCACCATTGAAACCAGAATTAGCGGTTCGTATTTTTGGTGTTGATACTCCTGAGAAAGGTCATAGAGCACAATGCCCACAGGAAGACCAAAGAGCTCAATTAGCCAGTAAATACACATCACAACTTATTTCACAAGGCGGAAAAATACAAGTAACATTGTATGCATGGGATAAATTTGGTGGTCGTGTATTAGGTGATATCATTGTTAATGGTCAAAGTGTTCGTGCAGGTTTAATTCAAAATGGTTTAGCTCGTGAGTATTATGGCGATGCAAAACAATCATGGTGTAATTAATGACCGTGTTAAAGCACAAATGTTCTGAGTGTGATTCAAAGTTTAAGATTGAATATGATGAAAGAGTAGTAGAAGATAATCCTCAATACTGTCCGTTCTGTTCCACATATATAATGGAAGATGAACTGGAACAGGATGATGATTATTGATGTGGTTTCATTATAATACAGCAGAACAATTCAAAGAAGAAGATATACAAGACCATTACGGTTTTGTGTATCTTATCACACACATTTCAACAGGCCGAAAGTATATCGGTAAGAAATTTTTTACTAAATCTAAAACGAGGCAAGTAAAAGGCAAAAAGAAAAAGAGCAGAGTATCAAGTGATTGGTTAACCTATTGGGGTTCCAACGAAGTATTAAAAGAAGAAGTCAAACAAAATGGGGAGGATGCATACACAAGAGAAATTCTACATTTATGCAAATCTAGGTCAGAGTGTTCGTATTGGGAAACATTTGAGATATTCTATCGCCATGCTCTATTAAGTGAACAATACTATAACTCATGGGTGACCTGTAAAATTCACAAATCTCATGTATTAGGAAAAATAAATGGCTCGCAACAAAGCTCTAATCGACAATGTAACAGAACTGAAACCAGTTAACAAATCCAATCAATTACGCATACGAATTGATGACCTCAAAACCTTTCAACCACTCACAGAAAACCAAAGATTATTTTTTGAAGCATACAAACGCCAAGATTATTTTGTAGCACTACATGGTGTTGCAGGCACAGGTAAAACATTTTGTGCCTTATATAAAGCACTTGAAGAAGTTTTAGACAAATCAAACCCATTTACCAAAATTATTGTAGTAAGGTCAGCGGTGCAAAGCCGTGAGATTGGTCATTTACCTGGTGATGTAAATGAAAAAATGGACATTTATCAGCAACCGTATCGCCAGATATGTGAAACACTATTTGGTCGCAAGGATGCATGGGATAGACTAGAGGAACAAGGCCACATTGAGTTTATATCTACATCATTCATTCGTGGTATGTCCTTTGATGATGCCATTATTATTGTAGATGAAATGCAAAACATGACATTTGAAGAATTGGATACTGTTATGACCCGTGTTGGGCATATGTCAAAAATTGTTTGGTGTGGTGATTACAGGCAAACCGACCTGAACAAAAAGAAAAACGATATGTCAGGCATTCTTAAATTCTTTGATATTGCCATGCACATGGCAGCTTTCACTAAAATTGAATTTACCGCTGATGACATTGTTCGGTCAAGTTTAGTGAAGGATTATATTCTTGCCAAAATGAGATACGAAGATGCTAATGATTGATTTCATCAGGTGATAAAGTCTAGGCAATGGTGATAAAACCATATTGCATTGCAACATAAATTACTATATACTCCATATAGATGCTCATTAAGAGGTCTACGGAGAAAAAAATGCTTAATAAAATTTTATCACTATTCACCATTGACAGGCAATCTATACTAGAAAGTTATATTGCCAGTCGTCAGCCATTATCACAGGCTGATGTTGAAAGATTGATTAGAGAATTTGAGCGTCATACTTCATTTAATTATTAATCACTAAGGATATTACCATGTTTAACCTAAACACCATTCAAGAAACCACCAAGTATTTCGCTGACCAATTTGCTACATACGCTGTTGCAAAAGATGTGAAAGAATATACCAAGAAAAGCCAAGACTTTACTGTAGCCTTAATTGACGCACAGTATAAGGCAACAGTAGCAACCTTTGATGCGATTGGTTCATTTGCAGGTAAAGAATCCACTACATACCTAGATAAAGCAAAGGAAGTAGTAGATACAGTAACAGAAAATGCAAAAGAAATCATTCAAACTGGCACCCTCAAGAGTTTTGCTAATGTTGGACATAAGAAATAACTCAAGGAGTTTTAGCCCGGTTGTTCGTAATGGATGGGCAATAAAGTTCTCAGTTTATCGTGAGGACAATATATTGCTCATCTTTACATCCTGCTTCACAGGCCAAACAATTGTTCGTTATTTCACTAGTGAAGAAGATGCTGTGGAATACATCAATTTTGTGTGTGAACAAAACCCACAGATGCCAATTGAAGCGTAGTATCAAATAGCCCTGCTTTGGCAGGGTTATTTTCTTATAAATAGAGCATAAATATATCATTATAGATTATAGGATAAACAATGCCTCTTAATAAAGTCACAGCAGATTCCATCGCAGACGGCACAGTAATCGCCGCTGATATCGCAGATGGTTCAATCACATCACCAAAAATAGCAGCAGGTGCAGTTACAGGAAATACTCTTTCCACCAATATTATTAATGCCAACAATATTGTAGATAATGCAATTCTTGGTAATGATTTAGCAGCTAATATCATTCGTGCTAATAATATTGTAGCAGGAACAATCACTGGTAACCTAATTGCAACAGGTCAAATCACTGGTAATTTACTAGGTGCAACTTCAGTAAGTTCCAATACTATTATTTCTAGCGTATCCCTTACAACTCCTATTCTTGGTACACCAACAAGCGGAAATCTTGGGTCTTGCACAGCAGATGGTACAAACTCAGTAGGTTATAAAAACATTCCAAGCTCAGGTGCAAAAACAACGAGTTATACACTAGTTGCTGGTGATGTAGGTAAATATATAGAATTGGGCACAGGCGGTTCGGTTGTAGTTCCTGCTTCAATTTTTGCTGCTGGAGATGCTATTAGCATCTTTAATAATACATCATCTTCAATATCTTGCACTTGCTCTGCGGTTACGACATTTTACAAAGGTGGTACAGACGCAGACATCTCAAGTTTTAGCGTTACCACAAGAGGTGTAGCCACAATTCTTTTTGTTGCTCCTACCGTTGCGGTGGTCACAGGTAATTTAGCGTGAGTGGAATTATGCTTACTCTTTCGGGAGTATCTGCGGTATCGGCGCCTGGAGCGCCTACAATTGGAACGGCAGCTTACACTAGCTCAACCACAGCATCTGTTCCATTTACAGCTCCAGTAAACAATGGTGGTTCTCCAATTACATCATATACAGCAACATCAAGTCCAGGCGGTATTACAGGCACATTATCTCAAGCAGGTTCAGGAACAATTACAGTTAGTGGCCTAACTACTGGAACTGCTTATACATTTACTGTTACTGCAACAAATGCTATTGGAACAGGTCCTGCTAGTGCTGCAAGTAATTCAGTAACACCAGTACTACAAATTGGAGACGCTTATGCGGGCGGGTTTTATGCTGGACAAATATCAACTAGTGGCA